CTTAGTAACTTGATTCTTAATCTTGTCGTAGTCTTTACCGGTACCATCAATAACCATACCAAGTCTATTATCGATTGCACTTTGTAGCTTCTTACCGGTGAGCTCTACTGCGCTCTTTCTAATTTCTTGACCCTTAGGACTAAACACATGGTCAGGGTTTTTTGCATCTAATCCCGCTTTATCTAGCATTCTTTCAAATGCATCATCAGAATTAATGAATCTAAAACCCATGTGAACTAATCCGGTCATCTCAGCAGTAAATGATTTACCTGAACCAGGTCCACCTGCGGTAAATACTACTTTGAAGATAGCCGGATCATTGATACCTTCATTAATATACTGCTTAAACGTTTGCATTACTTACTACCAATTTTGTACTTAGGACATAGTTCCCAGTTGTGTTTATCTTTATGCGATATAACTTTAATCTGTCTTAAAGGAGCAACATCTTTCGATTGATCCTTATGGGTAATCTCAATCAAACCCCAGTCAGACAATAATGTAGCAATTGTATTTCTTCTTTGAATATCATTTTCTAATAGGTTACTTGGTTTACCGTCCAACAAGAATAGTTCCTTGAAGTGAACAATAAAGTATCTGCCTTGCTTATGTAAAATATGACAAGACTGATATAACTTATTATCTTTGCGAGATGCGACACCAATTCGTGTCAAGGTCTCGCGCACCTTTAAAAAATCGTCCGGCTCCCTTAGGTTGACTTCCAGCATCATAGCCGGTGTCCAGGTCACCTGTATATTATTTTCTTCCACCTTTATAGACCTTACGTTTCAATTCATCGACTTCATCGTCAGTTAATAATGTCAAAGCCTGGCGAGCTTTCTCATTGCTATAGCCATAATATTCTTTGACGGTCTGCAGAGCTTCGGTGTTATCTGCCTTAGCCCATTTAGAAAAACGTTTTGCTTTTCTGATAGTATTTATAAAAAAGTCGAATTGTAGACGGTGGTCTGCATGGTGCCTGATATTCATCTCATTCGCCAATAAAACAGTATCAGGAAAGTAAGACAGAGAACGATTGACAACAAATGCATTGTAATCCTTCTCTGCCAGATCATCAACCATGACATCTTTCTTTGTCATGTTGATTGCGTTTAGATAATCAAATGGTCCCATTATTGCCACTCCGCTGAGGCCATGATCTCAGTTAGACAGGCAACTACATTGAGTTCGTGATCTGCAACAAAAGCATTCTTGTACTGATAGTCAGCAAGGATCAATACAACCTGAGGAATCGATTGAGGTTGTAGGTGATCAGTCATATTGTTATAGATCTGACGAAAGATAACTTGTGGTTCAGTATCGATATTATCTACAACCCATTTACGCATGGATTTGAAGTTCTTAGACTTCAGATACTCCATCAAGGATTTAACATTTTGATCACTGAGATTGACAAGGATGCCACTATCAATCCTACCGCTAACGCTGTAGCGCTGGCACTCATTAAGAATACGACGGAAATCAGGGAAATATCGATTAACCAATTCAACCACGACAGGCTTCTCATATTCAACACCTTCAGAATCTAAGATCTGAGTTACTCGTTTAAAGATACCACCAGCAATAGTGGGTTTTTCTGCATTAGGAATACCGAACTCATAGACACTGCATCGTGAGTGTAGTGGTTCGATGATACGGTTCTTGAAGTTACATGTAAGAATGAAACGACAGTTATTAGAAAACTCCTCGATGAATCCACGCAAAGCTGGTTGAGTAGATTGAGGATTTAGATAGTCAGCCTCGTCGAGGATAACAACTTTATAAGAACCGTGCAGAGACACGGTAGAAGCGAATTGCTTGATCTTACCACGTAGTGTATCAATATTGCCTTCCTCTGAACCGTTGATTACGATATAGTCCAGATCTAACATGTTACACAATGCTTTAGCAACTGTGGTTTTACCGACGCCAGCCGTACCGCTAAACATCATGTTAGGCAATTCACCAGTGGAAGCAATATCAGTAAAAGTCTTATTCAGACCTTTAGGCAATACGCATTCTTGTATGGTTTTCGGCCGATACTTTTCGACCCATAAAAATTCAGACATTCAAAACTCCATAATATAAAGGTATATTATACCATATTTTCATTCATTTGTACATAGCATTGGTGCGGATACCGAGACTTGAACTCGGACGCTCATCGCGAGGGATTTTAAGTCCCTTGTGTCTACCAATTCCACCATACCCGCATCCTATCTGGCCTCACAGGAGGGATTCGAACCCCCGACCCACGGCTTAGAAGGCCGTTGCTCTATCCTGCTGAGCTACTGTGAGATCTGGCATAGGGACAAGGAATCGAACCTCAGATTACAGTTTTGGAGACTGTCGTGTTGCCTACTACACTATCCCTATATTTTTCTTATGGATTATTATTACTGCTTGTAATAGATTCGTACAGATCTTCAATCTCAGTTTGTTCTGCCTGGAACTGATGGAAGTTTTGTTTGTGATAGATGTTTGCTACCTTTGAAACATATTTCTTTTCAATACCAAGTTCAGATGATAGAGCTGCAATAGCATCACGCTGATAATCTTTCTCAGCATCAACACGTGTCATTGAGTTAGAGATCTCTTTGACACCATTCAATAACTTATCACGATCACTTGGACTACTTAGCATCATCATCACCAGATTCTGCATCTTCCTCTGCAGGTTGAGCATTTGCTGCGAGGAAAGCCTCGAGTTTGTTTCTAATTGTCCCAACATTTACTAATTCACTCCCACGAAAGCCGCCACGTTCTGTGACAACATCAATCATTTTCAACATAAAACCAAGATCACCAATATTGAGACCTGGAGCCGGTGCAGCTTCTGCTGCTTCTTGTTTCACTTCTTCAGTCATAATTATCCTCCGAACGTAGAAGTTTTTTCTAATGCAACCCAGTATTCAACCGGAACATTTGCGTTTTTAAAATGTGAGATCAGCTTAGATGTGATCGCCACGTTGTAATCACCAGGCACAAACTTGAAGTTAGCAATATTGAATACAAACTTGAATGCCTCTGTAGATCGAGTACATTCATCTAGTTCTAATTCAAAAGAGTTTGCTGTGGCATCACGTACGTCTGTGACCTGTAGTGTAACTTTGTTTTCATTAGCTACACCATTCACAATAACATCGGTAACCCCTAGAGTTGACGATGCACGTTTGAGTGCATTCATATCATCATTTGTCAACTTAAAGGTTACCTCGGGGTCAGGCATGACGATGTCCTTTGATGGAGAGGTTAGTATTGATGGGTCTGAGAAGAAGTATTTGACGGAACGTTTGTCCTGCTTAATAATAGCAGAATTGTTATCGTCAGCTACTTGCAACTCAGGACTATCGAACATGGACATGACCCCGAGGAACTCATTGAGATCGTAAATACCAAAGTTGGTAGGGAACGACTCTGAAATAGTAGCGGTAGCAAGAATGTTCTTTGCTTCCGAAATTGTTTTGACTGTTGAACCTTCATTGACTACGAGGTTCGAATTGATTGCTGCGAAGTTTTTCAGCACAGCGACTGTATCATTACTTAGTTTCATATTATAACCTTTTCAATATCACACACTTATTTATATCGTAGAGTCGTACTCTTCTTCAATTTGTTTTAGATGTCTCCTATCATGCTCATACAATGCTAAAAGTGCATAATGAAGTACTTTAACCAAATCCTTTCGATGATCAGACACCGTGCCCTTCTTTCCGTATCGTGCAGAATACTTATCTACATTACCTAGAAAGAAATCCATACCACGTCCTCGGGCAACAATAACTTCCGAAGACTGAAGGCCACCACCATAGTGGCCCTCATACGTTGAGTCGATGTACCTCTTGAACTCGTCAATTAGTTTATCTTCTCTAAATTTATACATTACGCATAGCCTCATCTACTGCGCTTCGTAATGAATCTTCATTCATTTGAGATGCATCTGTGTCAGCCGCAGCTTCAACAGTAGCATCAACCTTTGTGTAAAGATCAAGGAAAGCTTCCTTAGTATCTTCATCGAAACGATTCACACAAAGCTGAATTGCTTTCATCTTGTCATTGAAGATCGCAAATGATTGAACAATGTGAGTAAGACGACGAGTTGATACGATATCCTCGATACCACCATCTTCGAAAGTCTTACGAATGGTTTCAGCCCATTGAACCAACTTGTCTGCAAATTCAGTATCGACTTTACCGAATTTCTCCATGTGCTTACCAAGAATCTTTTTCTCAGTAGTAGCAGTAGGATATGGTTGCTCAACAGTAATGGTGAAACGCTCAAGGAATGCCTCATCGATAATCGTAGCGGCAATAAAGCGTCCATCCTCTGAACCTTTACCTTTGGTGTTTGCAGTAGCAATGATATTGAAACCTTCGGCAGGTTTGATCACCTGACCAGTCTTCTTAATCAGAACTGGCTTACCTTCAAGAATACCTTGCAAACACATAATCTTATTTGAACCACGGTCGATCTCATCAATCAACAACACAGCACCAGCTTCCATAGCTTTGATAACAGGACCTTTCTGGAATACTGTCTCGCCATTCACAAGACGGAAACCGCCGATCAAATCATCTTCATCAGTTTCAGGAGTCACCTGAACACGAACGTATTCACGTCCGAGACGAGCACATGATTGTTCAACCATGAAAGTCTTACCGTTACCAGATAGACCAGTTACGTATGTAGGGTAGAAAATACCAGAACGAATGATTGACTCAACGTCCTTAGAGTTACCCCATGGGATGTAACATGGATCAGCATCTGGAACAAAGACCTCGTCATTAACGACTGACTGTACACTTGACGACACAGTCTTATCCTCTTTGTTCTTAGCTACTTCGCGGAATGGAACCACCGCAGCTTCTAGGTTATACAAACCACGACGTACCTTAGGGTATGAAGTGGTGAACTTGTATGCCTCACCGGACTTGATACCAAGTTCCTCGGCAAGAGCAGTAACAGTTTTGGGGAAGAACTCTGTCTTGTCTGGATAGCGAGCTGCCAGGTTCTCAGCCAGAGTACGTTCAACTAAATTCATCATATAATTTCTCCATCAATTTAACTAACCAGTGTATATTATACCACGACCCATCACGTTTGTACACACTTTTTTTAACTTTTTTTGAACTTTTTTTGCGATTCTGAGATCAAAAATTGTCTTCTCACTGCCCTCTTCTTGGCAATTCGTCTATTCTCAGACGGTTTGGTGAAGAACATCCTATCCTTGCACTCCTGTCTGATATTAGACTTTTTGGTCCTTCTCTTGAAGACTCTCATTGCATGTTCAAAGTTACCATCCTTGACGATAACGGTGTTAGTAAATCTAGTGTTTACTTTATTATTCTTATTTGGTTTTCTCATAGTCCTCCTTGACTTTGATTTAAATTATGCCACCATCTCAGCGAACTGAGTGGCGAACACTCGGTTTGTTTTCTTCGAAGCGGCATGCTTCTTGAATGCTCGGGTGATCTCACCCTTCTTAGCATGCTCACTCACAGTGAACTCTTCTTCGTCAACATTCAATGAGTTGCGCTCGGCTTTGATGATAAAGAATCGATCATAACCACAAGCATTATCGAATGTGATGAACTTGTTCTTGTTATACTCTTTACGATATGCATTCATCTGAGGATCAAACACGTGCTCATCTGAAGCATCCCAAACAGCACCACGGAAATCATACGTACGTGCTGACAAGAAGTATCCGATCACGGTGTAACGTTTACGCAAGTAGTTCAACAATACTTTTGTCAATTGACGATCACCCTTTGAAGTAACCACACCATGACGTAAGTGCAACTTGATATCACGCATTGAGTAGTCACCATCATAACCAGAAGTGTTAACTCGTAAGCCGTGACCATATCCATCAGTCAAGAATACCGCATTGACATTCTGTACACCGTGCTTAGATTTGAAATCATCAAGTAGAATATCTGCTGCCATGATAACTTCATTCAATGGTGTACCTGACATCTGCTCGAGCTCTGAACCAAACAAACGATCATAGTAACTGCATGTCACGTCCATTGCATTAAAGAATAAATCTTTGAAAGCGCGTTCATAAGTTACCTTGTCAAAGTTAGATGATAACAAGTGCAACATCATAGTTGAGTGAGCTTCGATCTGACCAGCTGATGTTTTGTAGTCACCCATGTAATCAGCACGACCAGTAGTGAATGAGTAAACATCAAATGGAATGTTGACCTTCTTACAAAATGAAGCAAGGATCAATGTCTGCTTGATCACATCGCCAACAACATCTGACATAGAACCAGAATAGTCAATGAACATAACCATACCGTGAGACTTAGCATTCGGCAACTGTGTCACACGAAGGAAAATGTCATCACTAAATTTATAGTTGTGAAGCTTGTTGACATCTAATGAACCTGAACGAGCAGTAGACGCACGTGAATATTGGAATGCAGCTTTACGCATCTCAAATTCTTTTGCCATTACATTGACAAACTTCTTAACATCCTTATTGAACTCAATCAATTGACTGTTATACTCGACTGTCTTTTCTCTAACCATTTCTGATTTACCAGGCCAGTCTGAGTAGTATTCCAAACGTTCATCACGTGATTTGAATACATCATCAATAGTAGCAATCTGACTCATAACCTGTTTACGTGTCAAAGCATAAGCAGCCACAGGTGGATAACGGTCATTCTCACCAGTTTCAAGTAATGACTCTTCGTTACCACGGAAGTTCGAATCAGTCATAACTTCGTCATCAGCATAATCAGTAGGATTCTTACTGACAGCTTCGATAGTATGTTTTGGCTCTTCTTTGTTAGCAGACTCACCTAGGATCTTTTCGATCTGTGACTTTAGGTCCTCGGCGTCGTCAGAATTGTCTGAAGCAGAGTCATTCTCCGCAGCAGCAACTTCGTCTCCATCTGAGCTATCTTCATCTGTAGAACCGGAATCGGAACTAGATAGATCACTTCCAAGATCATTTGACATAGATTCACCATTGTCAGATTCAGCTTGGCCAAATTGATTTTCATTCGGTTGCTCATTTTCTTTGTTTTCCTTTACGAAATTATAAAGCTCACGACATGCATTCAAAACATCTTCCCATGTCTCAACAGCAAATGCCATATCAACATAAGGTTGTTCTGCTTCAGAAAACTCAACATCAATAAGGTCGCGAAGCTTAGCTTTAAGATTAATACGATCCATCAGACTCAATGTGTTAACATCAACATCCTTAATACCAAAGAAGTCTGATTTATTAAATTGATTATAACCACGTTTGAATGCAGCAACAAGACCAGGATAAGCTTCCTGAACTTTGCGCTCAATACGAATGTCCTCAATGACATTTACATAGGCACGTGGTACACCTGGAATCTCTTTATCAGAGTCGTGCCAGCCTTCAGCTGGAGTATAGAGTGCGTGGCCAACTTCGTGACCTACTAGAAGATCATAGACATCCTTACCATGATCTTTCCAAAGCGGAAGACCTAGGATACGATTCTCTACGTCAAAGAATGCTGTCCTATAGTTACCATGACGAACGGAGATATTCTCCTTTGCCATCAGTCTTGCGAGGACAGATTGTCTGTCAAAATTAACCATTAAAACCTCTCTTAATCATCAATATATGTATATTATACTATGACTTTGAGAGGTTGTACACACTTTTTTGCACTTTTTTAATAATATTTTTTTATTATTACTATAAGATTTTCTTATTAGGTTGGACGTATCTGGTGACCTGAGGATAGATTTTTGCGATAGCAGATGCTACTTCACGAGCAACTTCCATGTGTTCCTTCTGAGTACCATTACCAGATCTCAAGTCCATAAAGTGGATCCATGAACGAATCGTACCTTGCATATAGAGGCGTGATTTAGTATTACCTTCAGGCAAGACAGCACGTGCTTGTTCTTTTGCAATACCATGATCAACCGCCCATTCATAAGCTGATTTAGCAGCATCAATAACGATTTGTTGTTGACGTTCCCATTGCCACATCAGAGATCTATCTTCATCCTTACTTACATCCATATCAACAGAGTTCTGACGATTCTTTGTATCTTGGTATCGTGCTTCTCTTATTACAAACTGATCACCAAATGCTGCAGGATCAGCATAACGTTGTGAGAACTCTTGGAATGAGAATGATCTATGACGTAACATCTGACGTGCAATATCTCGAGTAGTCTCAATCTCAAGTGTAGCAGAAGCCATTTCGAATGGCGACCAATGTTTATGTGTTGCTAAATAGCCTAGCAGCTTTTCGGCTGTTTCTTTGTTCATTTGATTTGATGGGTTGGATACTCTTGCACAATATGCAATGAGATCTTGTACATCATCTAGTCCAGTTATCTCCCCTTGGACTGGCTGTGTAAATCCGATCAGTCTTACGTTCATTTATCGTTTCCTATATTTTGTGTTTCTTTTACTTTTGTAAGTTCTAGTAGAACTGGATTTAGATCTTCCATCCATCGTTCTTTTGTAAGGACATCTTCTAACCATGTAAAGTCGTGTTCCAGAAGCTCGAGCTCAAATCCGTCATCACGTTTAATCAATGACTGTTTCCATGGTAGGTTCTGTCTACGAATGAAGTATGGTTCTACCTCTGCTGTTCGTCTTAACGTAATCAATCGATTGTGGATAAAGAACCGTTCAAAATTAACTAAGTTACCCATTCGTATCGATACAACGGTCTGGCCTATAATGTCTGGATGTCCTGGTTCTGCAAACTCTTCAATGAATGTAACGCGTGATGCTATACCTAGTTCATTAGCAAGTTTACGAGCATAGTCCATCTTCAGTTTATCACCTTCAACTAAGGTGACCGAATTAACCTTATTAGTATACAATGCATACAAACCGAAGAGCCCACAACCTGAGCCAAGATCGACTAAGTGATCTTCCGTGATCACATTGAGGATCTCATCTGCTGGCCACTTATGATAATTTAACCAATAATCCTTTTCAATAGGTTTGAGAGACGTCTCTACTTTATTTAAGTAGTCGAAAAATATCATGCTGCTACCATTTTAGAGAAGTTATGCTCTTTTGTAAATTCGATCTTAGAACGGAACTTGCCATCCAATAGATCACCCTTGTGAGAGATAACAAACACATTAGTTCCTTCGTCCAATGTATCAAGTATCTTCATTAGATTGTCCACACCATCATGATCGAGAGATGAGTCAAATGTTTCATCTAGAATCAATAGATTTGTTGCTGCGCTGTTTTTCATTCTGGCAATTTGCCGCCACGTGAAGAGTAGAGCCAAATCAATTCTTTGTTTTTCACCTTCACTAAAGCTAGCATAATTGAATGCGTCTCTGTGACGCGATCGTATCGTTTCATTGAAGTTCTCATCTAAATCAAATTGAACAAAGAAGTCTAGGACTTGCAAATACTTATTGACAAGGTTATTCATAACAGGCAAATACTCTTTTACGATCTTAGTCTTAATACCTGTATCACGTAACATCTCAGTACATGCATCATAATATGAACGTGTGTCACTATACTCAAGTCGTTTCTCTACTAGACTTTCTTTTTGTTCTAATAGATCACTTAACTCTGAATTAGCTTTTGACACATCACCTTCTTTACCTTCTAGACCCGCGATGTCGCTTTCGATAGATGATATTTGTCTTTGATACCGTGCGATGGACTGATTGTTAGAATGTATATTTGATTGCCTCTCTCGTATTTTGGCAAGCTCATCAACGATCCCGTTAAGATCCTGTTCCAAAGAAGCTTGCTCTTTAGAGACATTATCCACTCCTTCCTGTAACTCACTCGCGCGAATTTTCGCTCCGTCGATTTTTGAGGTTTTAAGTTCCTCACTAATATCTTGGGAACATGTGGGACAAGCGTCATTATCTTCATAGAATTTCGCTTCTTTAACCAAGGATTTGATCTCTGTTTGGAATTGCGTTGAGAACTGTAAGAGCTTTGCTCTTTTGGCGTCGAGCTTTTCGTTTCGTTTGAGTAGATCCGATTCGTTGGCTTCAATAAACTCCGAGTCCTTAGCATTCTGGTCCTGGAGATCTTTGATCTCTTTATCAAGCTTTGAGATTTCATTTTGCTTTCCTTTGATGTTCTCATCATTCAACTCTGTGACTTCACGAATATACTTACGTTGAAGATTCACCTTCTCGGTAATCAAGTCTAAGTTATAACCTAAGTCTTTGAGTTGTTCTTTAAGTATTGAGTTACGTTCCTTTAGAATACCACTCATCTTTGAGAAGATATTAATATCCAATAGATCCTCAATAACCTCACGTCGGTGACCAGCAGCTAGTTGCATGAATGGAATAAACGAACTTGAACCAAGTACCACAATCTGGTGGAATGACTTATGATTCAACTTAAGAATATTCTGTTCTAGTAACTTCTGATAGTCTCGAGCATTTGAGTCTTGATTGAATAGCTTATCGTTCTGATAGATCTCAAACTTGCCAGGTTTGATACCACGTACAACTTTATACTTGTTATTACCAATATCGAACTCAGCTTCTACAATACAAGCTTTACCATTGATTGAGTTAATCAGTTGTGGCTTCTTAATATCACGGTGAGCTTTACCAAATAATGCAAATGACAATGCATCAAGTAGTGTAGACTTACCTGCACCATTCTGACCAACAATGAGTGTAGATGGTGATCTGTTTAGTTGCACTTCTGTAAACTTGTCACCAGTCGATAGAAAGTTCTTCCATCGAACAGATTTGAATATAATCATACTATTTCCATATTCGATGCTTCAACATAAAGCGATCGCATAATGCCTTTAATCTTGTCTTTGTCCAATTCAGTTTCAACGTTGTCTACATAACCATCAAGCAGTTCAGTAGTATCCTCAACAGAGATACCTTCATCATCTACGTTAGCACCTGTAAACTCGTCAAACGTTTCAGCAATCTTAAGATCATGTACACCTAATTGATTGATTCTATCTATTAGTCTGTCAAAGATAAAAGGATTCGTCTTGCTTTCAACAACAATCTTAACGAACTTATCTTTTAAATGATCTATAGGTATAATATTATAATCTATTTTCTCGTCATTGTACATAACTTTTTCAAAGATAGATTCTGTGTTACGTACTGGCGTGAGCTCACGTGTGTCCGTGTCGAGCACGTGGAAGTACTTAGGATCATGTGCATCTGCCCAAGTGAATTCCATTTGAGAGCCTAGATAGTGAATATTACCACGAGATGATCTTGTATGGAAGTGACCAGACAATACTAACTCGAAACGATCAAATAACTCAGTAGTCATACCATGAGTATTCTTGACACCTTTCATCATATCAAAACCAACCAGTTCAAGGTGAGCACCAACAACAGGAGCATTACAGTTCTGAATGAATTTGACTGAGTCGTGATAGTTTTGATTATTGATCCATGGAATCATTGCAATATCCAAACCGTCATAGTTCATGACCTTTGGTTCCATAATGATATTGACTTCATTCATGTAGTGTCCCATCAATTCTTTGAGTGAACACAACTCGTTAGTATTCTTATAAAACACATCGTGGTTACCAGGAATGATGTCCATAGTAATACCATACTCACGTAGCTTATCTAAGAAGTGAGCACGATTCTCATTCAATGCTTTAAAGTTAACATACTTACGATGATCATAATAATCACCTAGATGGATAATCTGCTTAATATCATTCTCAAGTAGATACGGAAAGAATACATCTTCGTAGAACTTACGTTGATAGTTAATAAAGATATCAGCAGAGTTACGGATACCACAATGGGTATCATTCAATATAGCAATCTTCATCAATTACCCCATGAATAACTCAAGGCCTTTCTTCTTGGCCTCTTTGATTTCTTTCTTCTCTTCCTTTGCGAAGTCCTTCAATACTTGGTCAGTAGCTTTAACCTTACCAATACGATTACGCAACTCGTCGACAAACATTCGTTCTGCCGAACCATCTTGGTTGTCATCACCGTATGCAATAAGATCTTCAATACCAGCCTTTTCAATGAATCGGAACTTGATATCTTGTTGCTTCTTCTCTTTGGCAATACGTCTCAGAAAAGCATAGTAACAGATCTGTGTGAAATATGCAAATGCGTTAGGATTACCGGTTCGAGTAGCAGCTTCAATATTATAATTTGTAATGGCTTTAAGGCAGTTCTCTACGCCATCCATTACCATTTCCTCACGGTAAGTATACCGAATGAAGTTACTCTTATGGGATAGACCTTCAGCAATCTTAAGAAATGCAGATGCAATATAGTCAGGGATTTTAGGTAGCTTACTACCCGCGTCTTTTGCCTCGTTATATGATTTTACGTGTTCTACAACAGCAAGAGAGAATTCTCTATTGTTGACGTAATGAGGCTTATCTTTGGCTTTCATTTATAACAAACTCCTAGTATATGTTATCAGTATATTATACACTGATTCTAAGGAAATGTACATATCTTATTGATAATAAACACACTATTTTTGTGTGCATTATTTGCAAAAAAAGATGTACAAGATCAAATTTCTATGATATAATATTAGAGTACACCGGGGGTGAGGGAGTATACCCAGTTAATGGATCTTATCTGACCCCGTGGTTGCATGCAATAATTCATTATCATAGTCATCATCATCTTCTTCATCATCATATAGTTCACGATCATAAGTTAAACAATATTTGATGTAAGATTCTTTAATACGTGAATCCACTTCAGCCTGAGATATGACGTGGTTCGGTGCAATACCAACAACATCTTTACGTGCAACAGGCATCCAATCAGCAAAAAAGAAACGTTGTTTGCTGTCTTTAAGTGTTTCAGAAATAAGTGTGACTGGGCGTTCCATCATGATCATGGAAGTAACCTTATCGACACCAGTAATCAATCCAAGTACATTCTCACCAGAGGTAAGCTTGAACTGTCTAATGTCTAGATCATCGTAGATTTTATCAGTCATACTAGTATTTATCATATTTTTATTTCATGTATTTTAAACTTAAACTTCTCTTTACTGTAGATCTTTATTCTTTCAGCCGCGTGATTGAGAGTGAAATTCTTTCTCGATTTCCAGTGTAGATCATCCGCGAGGTCGTACAACTTAGTTGCTCGCCCGTCATCTGACTTACGCAGACCTCGTCCGATAGATTGTAGAATTTTGATTTGGGATTTACTTGGACTAGCAAATATAATGTTGTGAAGATTCCTAATATTAACCCCTGTACTAAAAGTGCCAAGGCTAGCAACAATGATAGCATTCTTTTCATTCTCTGTAATCCTTCTCACATCTTCTCTTACATCAGTACCAGTCTCACCTGATACGTAGAAGATCTTACGGCGTTTATGTGCCGCATCCTTTATCATATTATATAACGGCTTTCCATGTTTCTCTACGTATTGAAACAAGACAAGTGTATTACCATCTTGATCCAACGCTAAATTAGTGATAAACTTATTACGACGTTCATACTGTACAATATAATTTATCTCTTCTTGATATGTAGCTTTTGCAAGGGCACGACAGATCTCATCTTCATACTTCATAAGGATAACATCAATGTCTAGGTCTGCAAGAGATCCTTTATCCATAAGTTGTTTAGTTGTGGTCACATAATATGCTGGACCAAATAAACCTTCTAATACAAGCTTATGTGTTTGTGTACCATCAAGAGTACCTGTTGTACCAAATCTATATTCAGCTTCGCATAGTTTAGTTAGAATAGAAGTCAATGATTTAGCTTTAAAGTTGTGAGCTTCATCACCACACACAAATCCATAATCTTTAAACCATGTACCAGGTAACTTATAGATTGATTGCCATGTTGTAATGACTACACGTTGGTTTGTAAATTTTTCGCGGCCGGCATAGATCTTATGACATTCTTTCTGCACATCAAATGTATCATCAAACTCTGAATAATCAGCAAAGTCAGAATACATCTGTTCAACAAGTGATGTTGTTGGTACAATGATAATTGCTTTCTTATCACTATTCTGTAGAAAGTATCTTAACAATGAATAGATGATTAGTGATTTACCAGATGCTGTAGGCGATACTAATAGACCATTCTTTTGTGATAAACCATGGTGAATAGCTTGAAGCTGATAATCTCTTGGTTCGATCTTATCACCTTTTACTGTCAATGTCATATCATTAATGTAAGACATATCAATAGGTGTATTTGTATTAGGCATTCCATAAAAGTTGTTATGCTCTAATTCAATAGTATAATTACGACCTTCTACGCCAGCAAATTCTTCAAGGTATTTGTATAGTCCTGCATATAACTCTTTCTTACGAGTATCATACAAACGGATCTTTCCATCCCACATCTTATTACGATATGCAGGCATGAACTTATAACCCGGGACATAGAACGTAAAGAAGTCACACAGTTCATTTGCAACTGATGGTTCGCAATCAACATGTAAGAATGCGTGATTCTTCTTTTTAACCTTGATGATATCCATTATACTCCAGACGTAAACTTACGCCACTCGATCATATTTCTGACCGTCTGGTGTCTCCACTTAATGTTCTGCATTATTTCTTCTAGAGTATCTATAACTGTCTTCAGATAATCAATGTGAGCCTTCGCTGCAATGATATGATCATCAGAGTCATAGTAGAAATCCATTTCACCTTTGAGAGGTTTAGATAAACCATTGAATGGATCGTATTCCCAACCCTTTGCGTCGATTTCAGCTTGTGATAGTTTACCGTTATAGTATAACCATTTGTCCTTCAATAGAACATTGAAGTCAGCTTCTTTCTTCTTCAGCTTGAGCTTGGTGATTGACAGAATGTCAAGGTATTTAGAATGCAACTTAGCTGCATCTTTTGAAGCAGAATCCAGATTGACCTCATCGATCTCTGAATCCTTCTTCCACATTTCTAGTATTTTTTCGATATCTAACATAATATAATCCTTAATACACTATATATCCAGTGTATATTATATCACAGTTTACAGGATTTTGAAATAGCTATAGTTGAATGAAACGTTTGCAACTAAGTACTGAATATCTGTGATTGTTGTGTCAAATGGTAAAGAGCTCAATGATGTTGGATAGGCATCAACGAATTGAATCTCTTTGATAACATTGTTGTGTGATGATAGGATCTGCAATGTCATATCACGCATCTTACGAACACCATCATCTTTTTGTGTAACCATACCAAGCATCCAATCATGGATCTCTGTATAGTTAACCAGTGATTCATCAACAAGGAACGTAGCTTCAAATCCACCATAAGTTACTTTGTCTGGTGCTTCGAAAACGTTTCTTTGTGGTGTATTGTATACTGCACCATCAATTGTCATATCTGGCAAGGCCGCAGTTTGAATAGTATACTGAGCATTTGGATATTTTAATTTATCAATAAGAAGCTTAAAACCGGCCGGATTGACATAGGTCAACTGATCAACCGAAGTATTAGTTGCTTCATCACTGAAATTAATTGTTTTAGAATATGGCATAATTATCTCCTATACTCTTATTTATACAAGTTGCAGGGATAAAAAAAGGGGATCCGAAGATCCCCCTTTAGTACAGTTATTACTGTATTACGATTATACTAAGATATCGCTAACAGCAAAGATTCTGTAGTACTGGTTCGAACGAGCCGCACCGATGTCGTTACCAGGAGCTGAACCAACGAATGGGTTAGCAACCATGCCGTAACGAGTCTTGAAGCCGATCTTAGGTTGGAAAGTGTTCTCACCAACAGCACGAACCATAGTTAATGGTACGTATGGGCAGTAGAATAAGCCTGCATCGTACGCATTAGTACCACGGTAACCAACAGTAATGTAGTTACGTGATGCATAAGGATCGATGTAAACTTTAGTACGACCGTTAAGAACACCAGCAAAAGTGTTACCAGTATCATCTACGTTCAAGTTAGTAGAAAGAGCTGGAGTGTAGTCAAGAAGACCAGCAGCAACCAACGCAGAAGCTACGTCAGATGAACATAGGATGAAGTTACCCTTACCGCGACGAGTTTCTTTAGCGATAGTATTCGCTTCACGCTCGATTTGAACGATAAGACCTTTGTAACGCTCAACAGACCAACGACCATCAGCATCGTTTTGAAGATCGAAAGTACCTTTAGAGTTGATGTCACCTTGTTGTGCACCAATCTTAGCACGTGAGTTGATAGTACGTACAACTTCTCTGTTGATCTCAGCAAGGATCTCAGCAGAAAGGATGTTAGCAAGCTCAGACTCAGCATCCAAACCGTGGATAGCTTTAAGGTCTTGAGCAAGTTCCATTGTGTACTCAGCTTTAAGTGCACGTGACTTAGCAGTAACAGTTGCTTTTTCAATTGTGAAAGACATTTCACCAAAAGCATTACCAGATGCATCACCAAGAGCTTCAGCATCAGCAGTTGACATACCACCACCAAGACCGAAGTCGTCAGCTAGGTTGTCGCTGTTAGAGTCAGTAGCAGCACCATCACCAGGAAGTGAAGAAGAATCACCACCGTGAGCACCACCTTGTGCAGTACCGGTAGTACCGTTGAATGAAGAGCTTGAGTAGTCAGTTTCAGCTTCGTTGAACAATGCTTCAGTAGCAGCAGTTCTTGATGCGTTATCGTTGTACTTAGACTTCATTGCGAAGATAAGACCAGTAGGACCAGACATAGGCTGAACACCAGCGATATCATACGCGATTAAGTTAGGCATAGCACGACGTACTAATGAGATCAGAATTGGATCCCAGTTAGAAATGGCACCGCCAGTTGAGTTAGTAGGAGCATCTTCGTTAAGTTGGAAGTTCTGCTGCGCACGCTCTTCAGCAAGTGCTTTTTCTGTGTTCTCTAGAACAGCAGCAGTAACGGACTTACGATAGTTGTCCTTAAATTCAGGAGCTTCAGTAGCTTCCAATACTGGCTGCCACTTCTCCATAAGTTTTGCGTCTGCATTAAACATTTTTAAATTCCCCTATAGAATTATGAGTTTTTCTTAAGTGCTGCCACATAGCGTTGCATAGCAGGAGAAAGAACGATATCTTCGTGCTCTTCACCAGATCCATCAACGTTAGCTTCTTCACTTACGATTTCAGGTTGTGTTTCTTTGAAGTAAGATTCCTTGATTGTGTCTACTTTGTCAGCAAACTTATCTTCATCTTCGAAATCTACATCTTCGGCTAAAGACTTAAGCTTCTCAGCTTGTGCTTCTGAAAGACCTACAGCTGCGTCGCGAACGATCTTCTCACGCTTAAGCTCTTTGATTGACTCAGAAAGCTCAATGTTAGCGTCAGTTTGTGTAGATACTTGCTCTTCAAGATCATCAATCTTGTTTGACAATTCATCTACTAAATCGATCTTAGACTCAGGTACTTCAATATAGTGCTCTGTGAACACAGTTTGAAGTGACTGCATGAAGCTCTCAGCGATTTCTGATCTTAGACCAGACTCGATTGCAAGCTTGTTATCTTCCATCCACTGCTCTACTACGTAGTTCAGGTAGCCATCTACTTTTTCAACAAGTTCCGACTGAATGCGATCAGTTTCTTCAGCAAGCTCTTCAGTGTATTGCTCTTCTAGACGATCAATTTCGCTAGCTAGCTTAGACTTAAGTGCTGCTTCAAAAATAATCTCAGCTTTATCCTTGAATCCTTCAGAAAGAGTTGCTTCAGAATCAACTAGTGCTTTAAGATCTTCATCAAAAGTACCTTCAGCGATAGCTTCGTCATCTGCTTCATAGCCTTCTTTGTGCATAGCATTGTATGCAGCAGTAAGCTCTTCTTTCTTCATCTTGTGCATTTTCATGGACATAGCGTTGATCATACCAGCTTTTGTCTTAGGTGGAGTTGCTTGTGATGGAGCAGACTTTTTAATGTCGCCTGCAACGTCAGCAGCAGCTTTCGCACCGTCAACTTCCTTAGGCACTACTTTGTTTGCCTTTGGAACTTCAGCTTGATCTTTTGCTTCTTCCAGTTCCTCGCTTGAAACTTCAACTGAATCTTCAACGAGTTCATCCTGGAGATCCATGTCAATGTCTTGATTTAAATTATCTGACATGTTAATATACTCCTTAACGAGTTAAAGTTTAGAGAGGAAATCCTTAAAGATCTTCATCTGTGTTTCCGCTAAGCGGTTAGATGGAGCTCTCTTGATCTCAGTCTCGAACTGTTCAATTTCTTGTGCTTTTAGGATACCGTTATCCCAAATCCATTCAACTCCTTCCATGATTCCGTCTACAAAAGCACCCGGAGCCGAAGGATCTTGAACGATATCAA